ATAAGAAAAGTGGGAACATAACATTTTACGGTTATGCTCCCGTGTAGCACAAGCAAACAAAAAGGGAAAAACTTGTTTGCTCGATTTACAAGTAACACAGTCTGTAAAAATATTCTATTTTTAAGGTATTAAAAGATAATAGATATTTGCTTTTTATTAAAATGTTCGCTTAATTGGTTGTGGTTTAGATAAGATACTACGTCCTACAATAATTTCGCTATTATACATAGCAGCACCATCGGGACCATCATCGAATTTATTAGGATAGTCAAACGAATATTTAGTGATATTATCCATTAATCTACCTATATCCGTGTTAGGTTTAACAATAGATTTATCTTTAAAGATAATATTTCGTTGAATACCACCTAAATTATTCTTAATACGTTCCTCTTTTTTCTTAGTATTGTATAATTCTATGATTTTACATAGCCCATCTCTACCTAGATCCTTTAATTTACCTTCTAGTAATGGTTTTAGAGATACGTCTATGTTGTTTTCGATTACCAAAGTCGTAATATTATCGTTGATTATCTTGTCTATAATACTGTCATATAATTCATCCATAGGTTTTTTACTAAATATAGCGTCCCATAGATAATGTTTACCTTTTCCATCAGGTTTACAGATAAACATATTAAAGTTATCCTTACCCTTTCTCTTAGTATCCATAGCAGCCATACAATAAGGCTCTAAATCTTCTGGAGGTTCTATATAAGTGGTTAAGTTCTCCCACGCCATCTCACGTCCAGTAGGAGCAATAGGGCTTTGTTGATATACACAAGAGAAAAGAAAAGGATCTGTAGTTTCCTTTATTTGCTCGGCTACATCTTGAGGATAAACTTCTTCGCAAGTAGTCTTACCCTCGCTATCTAGTAAAGGTACACGAATAACTATTGTGTCCTTATTACGCATAACGTAAGGGTTATCAGTTTCCTTAAGTTCGTCTACCTTATTTCTATCGTCTATAATTCGATTAAGAATATCCTCAGGAGTCCATTGAGTTCCTATGAATAAGAATTTACAACGTTCTCCATCACGTCTATTCCACCATTCAGTATTCCATTTATCATAAATTAATCTATGGGTAGAATCACTATTAGCCTCTTCTGCACCCTTAGTCATATCATCAAAGATAATAGCAAAGTTAGCACGTTCACCAGTAGTACTTCCCATACGTGTTCTACTTATTAAGTTACTCTTAGGAACATTAGCGTTCTTTATCTTCCAGTCGCTTTCACGTTCTACGTCAAAAGGTTTACTATTAAATAATTTATATCTAGTAAACACGTCACTAAAGGACTGACTACATAAATATCCCTTTACAGTACGAGAAAAACCTAGTACCAACTCCTCCGAATAAGATAAACGTATAATCGAATTATCTATAGACAAACCAAAAGCCCACGCACTCCATAAAGTAGCGATGAAACTTTTACCAAGACTCGGCGGATATGAAGCTACAACGTATTTTAGGTTAGGGTTAAAAGTTAATTCTTGAAGAGCATTTACATACATTTTTAGAACTTTTCGTCTATTACCATATACCTTTCTAGGTTGATCCCATTCCATATAGTCAACAAATGATTCAAAGTCACGTCTAGCAGCAAAAGCGTAACTTCTACGATAATACTCGAAAAAATCACCCATTAGATTAATATTACTTTTCTCTACTAGATTATGAAGTATAGGAATAAGCCTGTTCTTACACGCTAAACAAGCCCCTAGTTCATCCTTCAAGTACCACATTTCTAACAAGTTAATAGCACTTTCACACCACGTTAATTTATCGATAGCCTTAAGTTTATTACTTCTAAGAGCAGATAAGACATCATTAAAGGTTTCCTCAGCCTCTAACTTAGGTTTCTTAATCTCTATATGATCTCCTACCTTAATCATGATTATTCCTTTTCTTCACGTAAATCTATAACAATAGGTATATTCTTAATGAATTTTTCCTCGATAGTCTTATCTAACATTTTTTTTACAGTTAGAGCCTCTTCATTAGTAGGATATTTAGCCACTATTATACCTTTCTCAGTAATAAGTACATTACGTAACTCTTTATCCTCGAAATAATCTTCAGGAAGTTCTAGTACTTCACATACTTTCTTAACGAATTTAGGTTTAGGTATTTCCTCATTAGTAAGTACTCTCTTAATAGTTTCGGTATAGTTAGTACCTAAAGAACTAATTAAAAAGTCCGTAGATAGTTTCTTATCCCTTAAAACTTTCCTTAATTCATCACCAATAGTTTGTCTAGGGTTACGTTCACCAACACATAAACCCTCACACATTAAAGTTTCATTCCCACTTTGACTAAAAATTAAAAATTTCATAATTTCCTCCTAACATCTCTAATTTTTTTCATATATTCTCTAAATTCTTTACTTCCCTCTAAAGATAATGGTTCACTTACCATTCTAAGAAGTGTACCTTCTTCTAAATCTAGGGCTACTTCCCATCTCGCTGCTGCTTTTCTACCAATACTATGGTATCCATTTAGATAATTCGTAATATTAGTAACCGTAGTACGACTATCTCCCAAGAGTTTCTCTACTTCATTGATTCTCTTAGTAAACTCCGTACGAGTTATTTTCTTCTTCTTAAGTATTAAATCGACATATTCACCAACGCCCATCATATCTTTTCACTATCCTTATCGTTCTCTGTTTAGAATTAGCCATACTTATATATCCCTTTTCCTGTAATCGAAGTACGATATTAAATGCACTACAGACAGTAGTACCTACCATATTCGCTATTTCCTGATAAGTAGGGGAATATTCGTGATCTAAAATAAACTGGTCTATAAGATCTAATACGATAGCCTGTTTACGAGTTAACTTAATATTTTCTTTCATCACGTTCTCCTAGCACCCAGTATAAAGTCGCTATCTCGTCCCTTTGAGGAAGTTTTTTATCAAATACTTCATGTATTCTTTTACGTATTTCCTCATCACTAGGTCGATTATTAAACGTATGAGTTTCGTAATACTCTTTTAATTCCTTAAATAAACTAACCGTTTCCCATAAACAACCAGTAGGAACAATAGTAACATCACTACTTAATACCTTAACTTTCTTTATAGGCATTATTTATCACTCCTAACATATTTAGATTTACAAAATAGATTTAAAGTATCTACCTCTATTCGAGAACTTCGGCACGCAATATAAGGGTTGAAATAGTAAGCATATTTATTCTTGCCAACAAGTACTTTCTTTATAACATCATACTTCTCTAGTTTCTGGAATTGTTTACGAATAGTACTTAACGATTTATTCATAACCATAGCAAAGTTGCGGGGAGATACATAAACATAATTCTCATAAACAAGTAAATTAGAAGAAAAGCGAATATAAGGAAGTAATTTAAACACTATTGGAGCTATATCACTTACTTCAGCTATATGATTAATATTTACCTTAACAAAGCCATACTTAATCTTCTCTGTATCCTGTAAGTATTTCTTACTGCTATGTCTTAATACCCTATCTCCTTCCTCTAACTGAATATAGTTATTAGGGTTTTTTATAGACTTTATTACTTCTCCATTACTATCTACTATAAAATACTCTTCATGACTATCCATTTTTTGCATACCTTTTTCTAGGAAATATACTCATTTTTGGATATACCCCTAAAACCTCTCTATCCCTTGCTATATCTACTTAAAACCTGTATTTTTTTAACTTTTTGTCCTAATCTTATCTATAATGTATAAACTCTTACTCTAAATCTAACTTTTACTCTTGTTTCTCTTTCTATTTATCATAGTGTTTACTCTCATTTCACTATCAACTTCACAAATATCTTAAATATTTGCTCAGTAATTTATAAGTCTTGCGTTACGCTCTCGCTCCACTAGATTAAATACTCGTTCTCTTTATTTACTCTTTCGTTGGAAGACACCACTTAGAGAAAATACAGGAGGATAAAGACCTTTTTGTTTGTTATGTAGGAGGATGGGAGTAAAAAAGAGGGGTGGCTTCTATATATATAAGGGCTTGGCTATACTAAAAACGAACGCTTTTATAATAAAATATCATTATATAATAACAATAAAACAATAAAAAGAATAATTAAAAAGATATATAAAAAACTAGATTCTTTTATAAAAAAATAAAATAAAAAAATAAAAACTTTTTAGCAATAAAAAGATAAAAAAGTTTTTGTTATTTATTTATTATTTTTTTAAATAATAAAAAAAAAAAAAAAAAAGAATATAAAAAAAAGAATGATAAAAAGAATCATTCTATAGATCTATTTTATAGAGATATAAAAAAATAAAGATATAGTTTTTTTTCTGGATAAAATAAAATAATAAAGCTATATAAAAAGATCGTGTTATTTCTGGATATATTGAATCAATAAAACTATATAAAATAAATATATATATTAATAAAATAATATTATAAAATAGTAATAATATTATAATAATAAAATAACGTAAAATAATTAAAATATTTATTATAAAACTATTGACAATTTTATAATAATTTTATATAATTATATTGTAAAATGAATTAAGAAAAAAAGATCTTGTTTTATTATAAAAGAATTAAATAAAAAGAAGGTGATAAAATGAAAAAAACAAGATCCAAAAAAAAATATAAAATAAAATATCATAACATCATGTTATTATTTTATATTATATCAACATTTATTTTATATAATAGCTTGAATGTATTAATAAATAACCGTATTAATAATACGTTAACATTAGTAAATATACTTTATTTTATAATTAGTTTATCAATTCACTTTTTTACATTCGGCTTTTATACGGAATTAAAAAAAAAAAATAAAAAAGAAAAAAAGACAATTACAGCGATCAAACTATAAAAAGATCTTTTTTTCAAGATTCATTTTATACTAAAATATTAAAAAAGTAAAGAAGGATGTAAAAATGAATAATAAAAAAGTAATATTAAGTTTTTTGAATAAAGAAAAAAATAAAACTTGTTTGCGTGATATTGTAAACGGTTATTACATTTACAAGGGACGAACGTTAACAACAGATGGATCAATTCTAGTAAATTATAGCACAGTAATAGCAAGCTGGAATCAAGACGGATCTATCAACTTAAACATGAAAAAATACAGCGTTACAACTAGCAAGATCCAACAACTTATAAAAAGACTGGCAACAGATAAAAAAATAATAATCAATGAAATAAAAGAAGGGAATCTATAAAAATGAAATACTTAAATGATGAATATATAAAACAATTAATAAAAAATGGCGGATCTATTGATTCAAACTATAACAGCATAACAGAAAAAAGCGGCTTTATGGTGAGCAAATACGGGATGGAAAAAACTTTTAAACCTGATGATATAGAAGGAATAAAACAAGCTATAAAAGAATATAGTAAAATTATATGTAAAAATGAATATATAGGCGTTTGGAATAATGACGGCGTTGTTTATGTTGATATATCCAAACATTATAACAGCAAAAAACAGGCTTTACAAGTTGGAAAAAATAACAAACAGCTTGCTATATATGATCTAAAAAATAACTGTGATATTGAAATATTACAGGATACTTATATTTTATATAAATATAACTCAATTTTAAATGATTATATATATATAAAAGAATTTTATAATATTGAATCACTTAAAAAAGCTTTTAAAAGCGTATTAAGTAACAAATATTCAATACATAATTATATATATAATAGTATTGAGGATGTAAACAATTTACTTATATGTAAATATGCTGTAATAAAAGATACTTGTTATTATAGAGATGTTGCGGATCTTATAAAAGAATAGTAAAAAATACTATTCTTTTTTTATATCCTGAAATAATAAAATAATATATCATAAAAAAGCAATAAAAAGCACGTTTTAAACGCTTAAAAGTATAAAATAATATACTTATATTATACTAGTAAAAAAGACGTGTAAACGCTTAAAAATGGCGTTATATTACACGCTATTTTTTTATTATATGGATATTTTAAGAAGCTAGTAAAAAAATATATAAAAGAATAAAGTTTTTTTCTATATTTCATTAATTAAAAAAATATCATGTTATAACTTTTTTGTTGTTTGAAAAGATCCAAAAAAAAAGAATCTTTAAACAATTAAAAAAGCTAAAATTTTAAAACAAAAAACTTGTAAAATTTTAAAATTGTAAAATTGTTACGATGTAAAAATGTTTTAAAAAAAATTTAGCAATACTACATCATTACAATATTAGACTCTAAAAAAATATAGCAATACTATATATTACTACAATTATATTATAAAAATATGTTGCAATATATACATATAATTAGACAATAACATAATTTTATAATAAAAAATGAAAATATTTTTCCTAATTTCATTAATAAGAAAAATGTAATGTTAAGATGTAGTCATGAAAGGGAAAAAAGCCAATGAAAATGAATGAAATTGTGGACTTCATAAGAAGTTTAGCACGCAGTCAAGGATCTTATACAAGATTATATAACAATATTATGGAATTAAAAGAAACAGATAAAGAAGGATACAAAAAACTTAAAACAGTTTTAGAAAAACAACATTTTAAAGACAATTTAGATATTATCTTCTATTTTGAAGGATAATATTTAGATAAATTAGGATACACGTTATTACACGCAAAAAAGAAAATTTTACAATTATACCCCCCCTACTTTTTTCACACGCACACATAAGGGTTGAGGGTATAAAATTATATGATTTATAGCCCCCTACTTTTTCACGGTTACGTGATAAGGTGGGAGGGTATTATATGGAGGTTATATTATGGATAATAGTTATATTAGAGATTATCAAGTAAATTTATTAGAATGCAATTTTAATGATGATTTAGAACGTTTAAAGGCTATTGCTTACGGACTAGATTATATCTTAAATGGTATGGAATATGAATTAGAAACAGCAGACGATCAATACAAATATAATCAACTTACAACTTGTTATTTAAAACTTAAAAAGATTATAGAAGAAGAAACTAACGAAAGTTTTAACTAGGAGGACGGGACTGTGAAAGAATTAAAAGAAGATATGTATTTAATTTATAAAACTTATTTCAAGGATAGCGGTATAGCTATTAAGGACTGGACTAACTTTTTAGGAAATAAAAAAGAATCATTTACAGTTACGTTATTCCTTGCTAAAGACGAATCAGAAGCTATAAATAGATTAATGGATAATGATATGTTCTCTATTTCATTTAATATTGAAAAATTAAGTGATAATAACTATTTCATAGAGGCTTATCAAAAAAGTTATGTATTAATACCAGATAATCAATATATGTATTATAGCCGTAAAAACTTGCCATTTAGACGCAATTCTGGTGATAGGGACAAGATACTTAAAACATTCGAAAAGTTTGTTAAAACGCTTAAAAATAACGTTATAGAGGACTATAACAACAATAAGATACACGATAATTTTATTGAATTAGTAAAAAATAAATTAGATTTATAGGAGGATAAAATGAAAAAAGTAGTAAAAACATTAGACGGAAGTTATTATACAGGAAAGTTTGAAACTGGAGGCGTGGTGATAATGATATCACACAGCGATCAATTAGAGGACGCCATGAAGTTTGATACAGAAGAAGAAATAAAAGAAGAATTAAAGAATGTAAACAACTATGAATATACTATTGAGGAGGTTGAATAATTATGAATTTAGAAACAGTTTATAAAGAACTTAGAACAATTTTAGCGGGTGGAGACGTAGACTTTATGAAATTACTTGCCCTTAATGAAAAAATAGAAAAACAAGTAAGAAAAGAAACTTGTTATAAAACTACAAATAAAACACGTATAAACGCCATTACTAAAGTTGCTAGTAAAGACGAATCTAGACCAGCTTTAACAGGCTACGGCGTATATGGTGATTATAAAGTGGTTACAGACAGTTACCATTTAATTGCAATTTATCAGGATGAAATGCCTCTTCCTTTAGTTGCTGGAAATATGTCACATGAGGAAGTTAAGGAATATCAAGAAAAACACGGAAGAAATAGTGTTATTAATGGTATGTATCCAAATATGGAACATATAATCAATTTTGATAAAGAATTATGGAATAAAGAAGTTACACCAAATTATGACGATATAGAAAGCTTTTATAAATTACATAAAAACTTGTTTGAAAAAACTAAAAAAACAGAAGATCTATATCAAATAGGTGATAAGTATTACAATATTAGATTTATAAAAAATGTAATTGATGTATTAGGTACTAACTGCAAAGCTTATTATAGAGAAGATTCTTATAATACACCATTATATTTTTTTATGATAAGAACGAATTAGGACTAGTTTTACCAATTAGGAATTTCTAGTGGGAGGGGGCTTCCCTTCCCTTCACTATTAAATAGGAGGTGGATATATAGTGAAATATGACGTATTACAAACATTATTTAAAAATGGAGGAACAGCAGACTGGGAAATGTTGGAAGAATGCAATTATGACTTTGAGGATATCTGGAATAAAATGTTACAATTTGTTGATATATACAACATGGACTTTAATGATATTTTAGCAGGAGCTGGGGACGTATTTAAAAGCAATATAGAAGACGCTATCCAAAAGAAAATAAAAGAACTTGAAAATGATTTAGAACACTGTATTATTAATAGCAATAGCTGGTACGATACAACATTAAAAATAAAAGAATTAGAGAACTTAGATCCTAGTACAGATATTGAAATGTATACAAATTGTTTAGATACAAATATGCACTTTAGGGACGCAGATACACAACAATTATATAAAACATATTTAAAAGACGAAATAGAAGAAGAAAATAATAAAATAGGTTTTGTATACCTAGATTTAGAGGAGGAATTATAGTGGGACAAAGAAGTCAATTATATATTAGATGTAGAAATAAAAAAACATTAGTTGCTATGCACTTACAATGGAACTGGGGTTGCTATATGATAAATAGAACTTATCAATTATTAGATTATATTAAAAAGGAATCACCTTACGAATATAGTTTTTTAAGACGTGGTGGGGATAACTACTTACACGAAAAAGAAGAAGCTATAAACGTATTACAAGCGCTTATTCAAATGAATCTTACAGTTGGAAGTAACGTAACAGGTCACGATCTAGTAAAAGAAGCTAGACAATGGGGTGATTATACAACGGGTGATACATTTAAAATTGATCCAGAATTTCAAGACAATAATAATGGTATTTTAGTTATAGACGTATTAGAGGACGGAACTATTAAGTACGGCTTGGGGGCTGGTCCTGAAGATGTTGGGGACGATGAGGCTTATAAAATGATAACAGCTAAAGAGTACTTCGATATTAGTCAACGTGGTTGTAGTAAAGAATATAAACTAGAAAACTGTGATAAAGAATTATACGATAAAGTATTAGAACAAATAGAATTTATCGACAACAATTTTACTTTACTAACGCAAGAAGAATACAAAGATATATTTAATCAAGAATACGAATACAAAAATTGTTTAAAAGAAAATAATTAGAGGGAGGGGCTATCCCTCCTCTACTATATGGAGGTTAATTATGAAAAAGAGTTTTAGTCAATTAAAAAAAGATTTAAAAGTAGGTACAAAATTAAAAGTACTATATCACTGTAGACAAAATGATATAAATGGTGAAAGATTTTTACAAGATAGAGTTATAAGTAAAGTACAAACAAACGCTTTTACAAGTAAATGGGGGGAGGATCCTAAAGACTATTGGTGCTATTATCCTACGAACTCAAATTTAGTAGACTATGAAGAAAATACATTTACTTTTTATAACTTTGGTGAAAGAGAACTTACTGATTATGAAAAAACAATGTTAGATAAATTGCATAATTTATGCACTAAAGAAGAAAAATATCTAGACGCTTATACAGATAGTAATATTGAATATTACAGACAAAAAAACTTTGCTAGAGAAAACAATGTAGAATATCTTTTAGGTTTTGAATTTCATAATGGTTTAAAATACAATTTTAATACTGGAAAAATGTATGATAAAAAAATTAAAGGAAATAAGTTATTTACTTTTCAAATAGTTAATGAAAGTGAGGCGTAGACTATGTTAATAGAAAAATGGAATATTGAAGAAGAAACAGGATACAAGCCAATTACTACATTCTGGGAAGACTTTACCATAGCAGATAGGTTTGGTATTGACGCAATAAAAGATACGTATAATAGGGCTTTTAATGAATGGAAAAACGATTATAAGTTTATGACTGAACTATGCTTAGTATTGAATCATAAGATCTGGAGATATTATGACGATAATCGCACTATAGCAGCCGTATATAACGATTTATGGATAAAGTTAGACGAATATCTATCTAACACATTAAAAGACGAAGAATTAGACTACTATTATAGAATTACAGATTAAATGGGGAGGGGTGGTACCCTTCCTTATTATTAGGAGGATATCATGAATAAATATAGATTTATTGTATATAGTATGCACGGAAATTATATTATTGATATGCAGGAAAACTTAACTGCTGCAGAAGCTGATAAAAAAGCAAGATGGTTTATCGATAACGGATACTATCAAATGGCTAATTATAGAATAGAAATAATGTAGTTTACATTTTATTATAAAAGTATTATTATAAATTTAGGAGGAACAAATGAAAAGCGAAAAAGATATTATAAAAATAACTAAAGTTGATAGAGTAAGAATTAAGAACACACACAATGATACAGTATTTCCAGAACAAAGTATTTTAAAAATTGAATTTAGGGGTGGGGACTGTCGTATATTAGATTTATTCTCTAGTTACGATATTACGGAAGTTGATTACTTCGAAGTAGTAAATACGCCTAAAACTAAAGAAAAGGTATTATATAAGGAATTTGAGGACTAGTTTATGAATTATTGTTATTTAAGAATATCTACAGATAAACAAGAGTTAGATAGACAAGACCAAATTTTTAAAGAAAAAGGATATATTGAAGGCGTTAATAGTAAATTTTATAGAGAAACATTTACAGGTACTAAAATAGCACGTCCTGTATTTACTCAAATGTTACAAGAAATGAGGGAGGGGGACACTCTAGTAGTTGAATCTCTATCCCGTTTATCACGTGGTGGCGTAATTCGTACATTAGATTTAATTACGGAATTAATACAACAAAGAAAAATAAATATTACGATATTTAAAGAGGGTTTCAATTTAGTAGCTGGTGAAAAGCCAAACTCTACTACTTCCCTACTATTAGGAATATTTAGTGTATTAGGACAATTTGAACGTGATTTACTTAGTGAACGTACAAAAGAAGGACTACGAGCAACAAAAGAAAAAGGTACTATAGTGGGTAGACCTACTCTAGAAAATTCTGGTGAGGATAACTTTATTAAAGTATTGGAATATATGTTAGAAAATGATATTGGTATGTTAAAGGCTTGCTTTTATTGTGACGTGCCTAGTGCTTCATTTTATAATTGGATAAAGAAAATGTATGATAAATATAACACTAAAGATTATGAAGAGTTATTAAAACATATTAAGGAAGATAAAGAAAAAGAAGATATTGAATAATACTTCTTTTTTTATTACAATAAATTTAGAGGGAGGGAGTATGTCTAGGAAGAATGTTATAGTTTTAACTATTGTTTTAAGTTTATTAGTCTTAGTAGGGTGTTCTAAAGATCCGTTAAAAACATATAAAGATTCAGCTATCGAAACGTTAGAAGATTATCGTGTTGCTAAAATAACATATAAAGAAGCCAAAGATAAATTAGATAGTCTAGCGGATAGGTTAAAAAATATAGATGGTGATGAAGACACACAATTACACGCTTCTCTATTAAGTGCAACATTAAGGACAATATCTTCAAGATTATCCTATAGCGATTTTAGGGGTGAACCATCTGCAAAAGAAATTGATGACTGGATATTAGAAATAAAGAGTATTAAATAATTAATACTCTTTTTTTGGCGTTAAAAACGCCATATAACGAATAAACTAGTTAGATAGTACATTTACCCTCCTGAAAGGAAAATGAAGAGGAGGGAGGGTGTCTATGCCTTTCTATCTAGTTCTTTTATTTTTAACGAATGTTTACTCTTATTATCCGTATCTACTACAGTTGCATTAGGCTTGCCACCAGAGGGTACCCCTACTCTTATTCGCTGTCCGTCACGTAGTTCTTCATTAGTTCGATAATAATATACTTTATCTTGCGTTCTTTTAGATTTAGTATCTATTGTTACACCTACTATCTTACTCATTAGCTATTCTCCTTTAACTCATTTAATTGTTCTTCATAATCTGCCTCTATAATATTATCTTTTTTTAAAATGTCTAATTTTGCCCTTATATCATCAATATTTTCAACTTTTTTGTGTTCTATTACTATAGGTTGTGTAATTTCATTTTTACCCATCGCCTTTTGCAAAAAGATTCCCGATATTTCCTTAAGTTCTCCCGTAAGAGTCCCCGTGGCTAGTACACCTAATAAATAAGAATGTATATATTCCATTACATCTCTTCTTTCAGGATCTACAAGATAGTTATTATATGTTGTCCTAGATATCCCCATAAACGCAGCAAAGCTTTCTATCGTAGGGGGGAAGTCCTTAACGTCATTAATCTTGTTTATCATTTCTAGGTATAAATCAAAGCCAATACGCAATTCCTGAGGGGTATACGATATATTACCCGCATAAAAGTTGTCGAGTGTTGACGCTTTAGCTATCATACTCATTATTTGTATGTTATTAGTATTTTTATTTACGTCTATTTTATTTAATATTAGCTCCGTAAGTTCTTTTGTCTTTTCTTGTAGGGAGGGGAGGAGGAGTCCTCTAGCCTCTTCCTGAAGTTTCTTAATAGTCTTTTGCTTATTTACTTCTTCCCTATCTTCTCTATTCGCTTTATTCCTAAGACGTAGTGTTGTTGATTCTTTAGTTTGATTCTTTCC